AGATGTTTTAGGTGATAATAAAGCTATAGCAAAAAATTTATTTAGTCCAGAATCCGGTGAATTGTACTTTAAGTCAGCAGAAGATTCATTTATAGAAGCGATATTCGGTGGCAACCCACTGATGTACTTCAAGGCAGCTGTTAACGGTGAATACGAAAAAATTTCTCAAGACAATCTTTACGAAGTTCTTCAAAAAGAAACAAGCACTTTTAAAGACGATGACAACAGCCCAATAAAGAGAGAAAATTTTGTTGACGTTTTTGATGAGACTGGTGACCCTCAACTATCCCAATCTTCTAGAGCTAACTATGATGAGGATTACAATCTTTCTACAAGAGTTATAGCTGGTAATGGAAGAACATTATCTCAAGCTAGAGAAATATGGGATTTCTTTAGAGTAACATTCCATGACGATAAAATGGTAAAAGCTATTTTTAAGCAAACTTTTGGAGTTGATCCAGACAGTGAAGAAAAGCTTCCTGAATTTATAATTAACTTGCTAACAGGCAAGGGGTCTGCTAATGACCCAATCATGAATAGGTATACATCATCGATAAGTACTAGTGAGCGACGTGCTGGAAAAGATTTGCAGTCAAGAGATTCTGAATTAAATTTTGATGGAAAAGCTGGTCCTATCGGCAAAGATGAAAATGGGATTATTTGGGCTGGTCCAGATGGAACGCCAGAAAAGCGAACGGATACGGCAAGCGACGCTAGGTATGAATTTAGTCGAACACTAGGGGAGCAATTCGTTTATGGTGGCAAGGACGCTGATGGAAATCCAATCGATGCAACTGCAGTTAAAGAAGCAATCAATTTTAGCGCGGACACATTTTTAGATAACGGCGTAAAAGTTGCAATTGCCAATAACAGTATAAAAGTACAATCGACTAGCTTATTCCAAGATATAGATACTGGTATCAGAATCAAGTATGGTTACTTAGCAGGGTTGCTCGGTTTTATTTTGGGTTCCATGAGTGACGGAAAAACTCCTGATCCATTTGGTTTTGATCCATCTGTTTTGAATCAATCCGATAGCGATTCAGCAAGAAGAAATATATTAGCCTTAAGAAAACAACTAGGCATTGTTCAAGGAGACGAGAATAAGGACGGTGTTAATGACGAATCAATAAGAATCATGAGACTAATAGATACTCCTAGAAAATTATATTTGTTTATAGTTGGTTGGTATAGACAAGTTATGTGGTCAGACCCATACAGTAGAGCTTGGGTTGTTCTAAAGCCAAACAGAAGGCTAAAGCACTGGTCATCTAACCCTCTTTTGGTGGGTGACATTGGTAATGGTGGCCTTAAAAGGTCAGATGGAAAATGGGATTTTTCACCAATATACCAGTCTTGGCAAGCCTTTATAGACCCAAACTCATCTTATGCAAAAAGCCCAGATAAATTTAAAGAATTTTTAGTCGCGCACGCCAAAGAAGGAGACAGTGCTACAAGTTGGTTAACAGCAGCTTTCCAAGATGGAAAAGATTTTTGGGATAAAAACGTTGGTGTTTACTTTACTGCTATTTCAGATGGTCTTTCTGGTCTTTTAAATATGTTTAAGCTATCAATGGCACAAATGGGCTATGGTTTAGCTGAAGCAGACAATCTTAATAAGCAAGCAAATGTTTTGAATAAGCTATTAAACGACAGCATTTACTATTCCTTGGGGAATGCAGGATCTTTACTAAGAGCTGTAGATAATCCTTTCACTAGAGAGTATGGCGAGCCAGTAGTAGAGGTAAGAGAACCTTTCCAGAGAATACATTACTTAAGTTCTTTTGGTCATATAATCTCAAACAAGATACAAGAAAATATAAATGACGTTGCAACTGTTATAACTGCTGTGTCTGATGGCAAATACCCAGTAACCGTAGCTTTGGACAAGGGTGCGCCTTCTGAAAGACAAGTAGAAAAAACTGTAGAAACTGGTTTGTATTTTGACAACATAAGAGGCTCTGGTTTCTTTGGAGTTTTGCATCCTATGTTCCATCCATTCGAAACATTTAGAGGTATATCAAAAGCGGCCAGTGGTTCAGCAGATGAATTAACGGCAAGACGTGTAGCTTTGTCCCATTTGAAAGAAAACATAAAAGATATTTATACTGGCGAACTTGTTATAGTGGGCAACGCAGACATAAGACCTCATGACCTGGTTTATTTAGCTGACGTTTACGAAAGAATGTACGGTATATTTGAAGTAGAGCAAGTTGTGCATCACTTTACTCCAGAAATGGGATTCATAACTTCTATAACACCCAATGCTTTAGTCACAATAAATGACCCAGCTAGATGGTTTATGACTTCTTGGCTTAACTCTTGGATGAGCTTACAAACAATAAGAAATGACACTAGATATTATCTGGGAGCTGCAAACAATGGTAGAACTGGCTTAGTAAGCGGTGGACAAGTTTCTGTTGACCAACTGAACGAAGCGCTTAGTGCTCAGATGATGGGCGGAGTACAATACACCCATGGCTCTTCTGCTTTAGTTAAAGATGTTATGGCAAACTTTACGGCAAACGCAATGCCTGATGCAAAACAACAAATGTTAGCTTCTGCACAAGCTTCACAAGGCAAAGACCCAACAGCTCAAGGTGCAATGGTGAGCGCAATGGTTACAACAGGATTAGCTACAGTTCTTGGAGCAGGTGTTGCAGTTGCTGCAACAGTGCTTACTGGTGGAGCAGCACTACCTCTACTAGCTGTTGTTGGTGCTGGTGTAACCGGAGCTGCAGTGTTCGGCGATATAGCATGGTCGGGCTGGAGCCACATTAAAAATAACTTACTAGATCAACACGGCTGCTATGTTCAGTACCTAACAAAGAATGGGCAGCCAATGGATGCTGGCCTTTCTTATAACCAAGGAATGGTTGTTGGTAAGTACCATTCAAAAGCACTATTACCAGGATTATTGGGAGTAAATTCTAGAAAACTAATAAGAACACCAGAAGGCTATAGCCACATAAGAACTGATGATCTTTTGAAAAATCTTGGTTGGAAAGAAAAAGAAATTTCAGATCTCGTAAGACATATCAGCTACGAGAACGCCCTAGTAAACGCACAGGTGATAAAGTATTCTGGGATTGGGCCAGAAAAAGCAGGCATGAACCAATTCTTCAAAGTAGTTTGCAAGGTAACACAGTTTATTGACGGTGACACATTAATGGTGGAAGACGTGCTAAGACCAGGTTCTGCTCCGTTCAAAGTAAGATTTGAAGGAATAAACGCCGCAGAAATAAACAAGATAAGTGGAACTGGACCCTTAGTTGGAAGAGGTCCTAACTATGGAGACATTCCTATAAATACTGACCCAGCAACCTTATCTTGGATAGACCCTACTTCACCTGGTGGAAGAGCTTTATCTTATGTTTATGAATCATTAATTGGTAGGCTTTTTGTATTAAGAGTTGCTCCTGCAGTAGATGCAAGACTTGATGTTAAGCCGCTTACTCAGGACGATTTTACAGCTGGCGCAGAAAGAAACAACCCAGACTATTACCTAAAGGACACAAACGTATACGATAATGGATTCGGAACACAGATACAAGATTCTTTTGACAGAGTTATGGGATCTATATTCTATAGAATACCATCTAAGGATCTTGATTCAATAGTCCAATTTGTAAGAAATACATTTATCAATCTTAATAAAGATCCTAACTTAATAGAAGAAAAAATTAAAGGTTCAATTTATAGTGATACTTTAGCAAATTCTGGCACTCAAGTAATCTATCAAAAATTTGCTACGTTGTTGAATCTTCTTAAGTCGGTTGAAAGATCGCCAGGTAATAATAATTATTACTACTATTCAAACGGCGAAGAAGACTTGTTAGACGGCTTGTCGGAATCAAACATAGCACTATTCAACGCATTCGTAGATATCAAGATTCTAGAATTGTTATATGTAAAATCTTCAGAATGGCCATTAATCCTTTGGGACGAATACTATGATGATGGAACGCCAGCGACTCTAAACTGGGAATTAGTAGTTAGCAACTTGGCAGGTGTTTATACTAAGAACCTATTATACAATACCAGCAATTTTACTCTTGATACCAGCAACGTTACACCAGGAAGGATGCTACCTTAAATGTCGGACAACCCATACATGCCAACTACAAACTCTGATGGTCCAAACTTTTCGATGACCCTTGGAGACAATGATTCTACTTTAGCTTTTACGCAAAAATTTGCTGAGCAAACTTACCCAGAGGGAAAGATGTTGATAAAAGACACTACTTTTTCTCAACAAGGTTGGGAAGATAGAACCTTAATTTCCCACAACGTAGAAAGTATTATGTCTGGTAACGCACTTTCAAGAAACCCAGCAATGCCCATGACTGCCTACAACAGGCTAACAAATTCTTCTTTGGACGGTATATTAACCTATGGTGCCGATTATGCTCAGGCTGAAATACCAAAGGACGGAAATGGAAAACCTACGTCACCAGAATTTACCTACCCTGATACTACTGCAAACTCTATGGGTCCAGCAAACACACAAAGATTTTTAACTGGTACTCAAGCTTTTGAAAAAGCAATATCTAACTCTGTCTTAGGGTCTGGGTTTGCCCCTGGAAATTTTCAGGCAAAAGCTACTGCTTACCTAGCAGGCATGACCCCAAACAGCCCAAACTCAGCACCTTCGCCTGGCGATCTTGACGGGCAAGAGTATATCGTTTCCGACGATGCTTTGTCTTTAGGACCAAACAAGAATAATTTACCTGCTGCTTTAGTTTCTTCCCTCACCCAAGAAGAAATAGCTATTTACGAAAAAAAGATATCAATGCTGAGTGGCAGTGGTAATTTCCAAGGGAGTGTTGGCAAGTTCTACATTAACGCGCTACCGGAGGATGAAGCAAAGCTTAAAACAATAAAAGAAAATGGATATAAAGTAGACGCTTCCGGTAATTTAGCTGGAGGCTCCTCAAGAACCCTACCAGTTGATGGGTTCTTAGACTTACCTGATGATAATAAATCAGTTTTCTATCCTTCTCTAACGCTGCTTTCTTTCTTACAAGAAATGACAGAAGGGGACGGCGGCGTTTATATAGGCGGCGGGTTTGGTTTCGAAAGAGGGCTGAATCTGATTAGCGAGAAAGCTATTCAAACAGTTGGAAAAGAATCCATAAGCGATCATGCTCTTGGCAGGGGTTTTGACATTATGGATTTTGGTGAATCAAAAACAACAAAAGAATCACTATTATCAGCATTTCAAAAAGGACCAGATAAATATATGGCACTTTTTGAAAAATTTGTACAAAAATTAGGGACACTGCCTAAATACCTGCAGCCTGATTCGGTGGTAATTTCAGGTAGCGTATTAAAAGTTTACCCTAATGGGGACGTCGATCAAGATAGAGGACCACTGTTAAGTTTTATTCAGTCGACGGCTTGGCGGAAAAGGTGTTGGAGATCATGTTAACTTTGGTGGTGACTATGGTGGCGGACATGATAACCATATACACGTATCTTTTGGTTGGACAAGAGCAGGAACCCCTGCTAATTTTATTGGATTAAACAGTGGTTCTTCTGACTCTCCTTTAACTGTTTCTCCAATAGCTGGAACTCAGGCAGGATATTTCTTAGACCAAACAAAGCTAACTGCAGCAATCCTAAAAGGAAATACAAACTACTCTGGAAAAAATCAAACTCTGTTAACACCAGAAGAATTAGCTTTGATGATGGCAAGCACTGGGCTTTTCAATATGGAAGAGATAGCAACATTCGTTGGTATAGCAGAACGAGAATCTAATTGTAGGCCGTATGCTTTTAATGAAGCTGAGGCTATAGGAATGTGGCAAATGATAATTAAATCAGGCAACTGGATAAGTACACCTCTTCCAATAGTATTTGGTGAATCACCTGCCAAAGTTGGTAAAACAATGCTTGGATGGAGAATTCGCAACAAAAATTCAACAAAACAACCTTCATCAAAAGAAATGAAAGCTGATGGTTGGAGCGGTTTATCAGTTGATGAAGTTTATTGGTATCCATTTAACCAAATAGCTATATTAGCATGGCAAGTTGAAAAATATATTGGACAAGAAGGCTATAGAGATGGGGGCAAAAGATCATCATCTCTATCTAGGATCTGGGGTAATTGGGGAGATGGTCCTTGGGGTAGGTCTCATGGCGGAATGGATAGTGCAGACAACTTTCCGTACGGTGCTCTTACTGGAGTAAAGCCTTCTACTGTAAAAAAGGCTTATGAAGCATTGGGTGGTAAATGGATAGTTTATCAGGCATGGGCGCTGACTGCATTGGTCGACGGCTATGACAAATTTAAAAGCCCAAGGTCTAATGCAGAAGTAGCAAAACTAAGAGATGGTACTAAATATAAAGCAGCTACATATAGAAACTATTGGGATGTATATATTTGGGTGAATTTCGAACAATACAAAGATACTTATTTTAAAGACAATGTTATATCTACAGCAGCAGCGGGTGGAGTAAAGATGAGATACGATAGGTGGGGGTCAGATGAGTTTTGCTATCCATTGGGAAAGGCAGAAGAAAGAGAACTCTATGCATCCGAAGCTACAGTCCCTGGATGGATCGATCCAGCACCAGCAGCTAAAGCTATAAGAAACAGAACAGACGCATCAGGAAGGTCAGGCTTATAATGGCTAAAGTATACCCTAAATTTGATCAAAAAATATCAGACATGATAAGTACTGCAGAAATGCAGAGACAAAAAACAAGGTTTGGCGTAGTAGCTTCTTACGACAAGAACACAAATACTGCTAAGGTCATGCTAGAAAATAGATACTCTGACCAAATGACCGATGTTCTTACTAACGTATCTTGCCCAATGGTTCAAGGACTGCAATCGGTTGCTCCCGAAATAGGAGCACGCTGCTTGGTTGGGTTCAGGGACACTAGCGAAAGGATGCCTTACATATTATCCTTCTATGCAACACCCCATGATATGAGTCCATTGATGTATAATAATATATCAGACATGGGAATACCAAGGTATTTAATTTAATATGGATCCGTTTAATCAACCTGTAACAAAACCTATAAATGGCGAGCAAGCTGGAATCAACATATCCACTGTTCAAGATCAGTTTATCTTTAAGAAAAGAAATGAATTTTCTCGAAGAGAGGTTGGATTAAACCACCCAGATATATCCTCTTATTTAAAGTTAGCTGACAATGGTGACATTGAGATTATGGCATCCCCGGGTGTTGGTATAGTTATAAGTGCGATTACCCGATCAATCAGTATCTTTGCAGATACTTTAAAAATATACACGACAGAAGATGACGGCATACGATGGAATAAGTATTCCTTTAACTACGCAGGGTCAAATTTTACTGAGCCATTTTTGGTTCCTTTAAGAAACTTTCAAAAAAGCCCAGCGTATCATACCTATGAAACAAGCATCAATAATATTAATTTATTAAAAAATACAAGACAAGAAGAAAGCGTTACTATTAGAAGCAGCATTGATTATGGTGCGCCTTCTGCAGTTAAAGAAGCTACTTTAAGTAAGCAAAAACATATAGAAGACTTTTTAAGTGAAGATGAAATAAAACTTCTTCAAGAAGAAGCAAAAACTTCTTCGGACACAAAGATCCAATACATGAAAAAGCTTATGTTTCAGGGTTACACTTTTAACCAAGCAAAGACTAAGACAAATAGAGATTTGGATTGATACGATGCCTGACTTACATTTTAGCTTTGATGGAGACATGAAGCTCAGCTCTAACAAAGACCTTACATTAACTCAGTCTGTGGCACAAAACGATCTTCAACAAATCTATATTAGATTAATGACTGAGCCTGGTGATTTTTATATCTACCCTAAATTAGGCACAGCACTTTCTGCCCTTTACGGAATGCCACAAGACCCGGCAACAGCAGATTACGGCAAGAGCTTAATAAGGGCAGCCCTAGATAGAGAGGGAGTTTTTGCAGGAAAAAACATAGTCATCTCAGCAGTCCCTACGTCTCCTGATTCTATAAGATTTGACATAAAGTTAATAACCGGTTATGGTGAACCGATAGTTCTTTCAATAAATCAAAACATATAAGGAAAACAAATGGCCGTCATTTATACAAAAAACAGATCAGAGATACTATCCCAAATGGTTAACTCTCTTGAGAAGAACGCAGGCATCACGTCTACAAGCCCTGGATCAATCGCCAGGGCCTTTGCTGAGGCCGTAGCAGACCAAATCGGAGATCTCTACAGTGTACTAAAATATAACATTGATCAGACCATGATAAACACCGCTTCAGGCAGAAACTTAGACCTAATAGGTGAGTTGTACTCGGTCCCAAGAAAGCAGATAACAGACACTATAGCTTCTGATAGAAACCTAGCAAACGTAGTTTTTTCTATAGCAAAAGTTTACAGCAAAGACCTGATTATATCTAAGGGAACTACAGTCTATAACGATATATCAAATAGTTCCTCTTTCCAGTTTAGGTATTTATTGTCAGGAGATGTCACCATCCCAGCTGGTTCTAGAAAAGCTTTTGGCCAAATCTTACCGTCTTCAGGTAACCAAGCACACACAGCTGCTGCTGGCACTTTAACCCGACATGATTTTATAGCACCCCCTGGAGTTATACTATCTGTACAAAATGTTAAAGACGTCTATTCTGAGGTCAACACAGAAAACGATGAGGCTTATAGACGAAGAATAATAAGGTCAGTTAAGTTATATTCTACCGGAACAGCAGAATCAATTAGGTTGGCAGCCCTATCAATAAAGGGTGTTAGAGATGTTAAAATTAGAGAGGGCTCTTTTGGTATGGGGTCATGCGACGTCATCGTTGTTCCAGAAGGCCCAATGCTTGCTGGAACCCTTGACTCAGTAGTATACAGAGAGCTGTTAGCTTATAAGCCTGTTGGCATTAAACTAAATGTAAGAGTTGCGGAGAGGGTCCCAGTATCTGTATCAGCTAACATAATACTACCTATAGGGAATAGTTCGGTTTCGGCAGTGAGCATAGCAAACCAGGCTGCGTACTTTGTAAAAAGATACTTAAACTCTCTTACGGTAGGAGATTCAGTCGATGCATCAGTCATACAGTCTCAAATACTTTCTTCTTCTGATTTAATTGGAGAAGTTATAATTAACCTAATGACTGTTAATGGAGTAGAAATACCAAAAAATAATTACCAACTACAAAGCGAAAGATCATACCTTGTAGCAGGTGCTGTGGAGATATATCCTGCTATAATAGGGTCAACACAATACTAAAAAAGTAGGTTCATGAATGTCTGTTGACAATTACTATGTAGTAAAAACCACGTCTATAGTCAAGGCTAGTAATATGGCTAAGGCACGACTCCTTGCATCTGGACAAAAAGCAGATGGCGAAATTCTAAATGAAAAATACGAAGTTGAGCATAAAGAAGAGTTCGACATCAGTAATTTAGTTTCTAAAGCTGACAGTAAGTATCTGCAGTCAAGCCACAATGATAGCACAGATGAAGACGAAGAAGACGAAGACGTTAGCAGCCATTCCTCATTTTTAACTATAAACGAAGATACCGTAAACTACCTTAGAGCTGAAAATAAGCGCCTACTTAGACTAGCAGAAAAAAACAAGAACGCTAAAGGCGAAGCAGTAGAGTCAGTATATCAAGCAGCGCTCGATGCTTTTTCTGAGTTCACGATGCCAGTGACCAAAAAGCCAGTAATTAAACAAGTACCAGGTGTACCAGAAACTGCAGTAGCAGTTTTTGCAGACTGGCAATTAGGAAAGGTCACACCAGATTACAACTCTAACGTAGCAGCAGACCGCATAGAATTGTATACAGAAAAGTTGATAGAAATTACAGAGATACAAAGAAAGCACCACCCGGTTAACAATCTTCATGTGTGGTTGCTTGGTGATATAGTCGAAGGTGAAGAAATATTTCCTGGACAAGCCCACTTGATCGACTCTGGCCTTTACCGTCAAGTTGGTATCAATGGACCAGAGATACTTGTAAAGTTCTTGAAGACAGCATTAGAGAACTTTGAACATATACATGTTACTGGCGTTATAGGAAACCATGGAGCAATAGGTGGACGAGCAAGAAAGCAACATGACCCAGAGTCTAACATGGACAGATTGCTGTATCAGATAGTACGATTAATCTTCGCCGATGAGCCAAGAATAACTTTTAATATTCCAGACGGCAAAGGTGAAAGACATTGGTATGCAGTCGACTCTATAGGTAACCATAGCAGCTTGCTTATCCATGGAGATCAATTACCTTCACCTAACGCTTTTCATGGCTACTATAAAAAGATAATGGGCTGGAAAGACGGAGCAATTCCAGAACATTTTGATGACGTTTTTATGGGCCATTACCATCAGTCATTTAAAATGACTATAGGGAGTGCTACTCTAAGAATCTCTGGTTCACCAGAAAGCTATAATACATACGCACAAGAGTTTTTCTCCTCAATGAGCAGACCTTCTCAGCAGCTAATGTACATCCATCCAGAAAATGGAATCACTTGCGAGTACACTATTTGGTTAGACGCAGTATAATAGGGGACTAAATGAAAAGTTATGTATTAACATTATCTAACATACACTTTAACAAGCAAGGTAAAGTGTGGACGTCTGACCCAATAGACCTGTACGATAATTCAAGTTATACAAACTATTCAACCATGAGGTCTAAGTATGGCCATAATTACTTAGGCGATTCTACCTTCATAGGTAACGAGATAATCCAAGGGGCAACTCCTACCTTAGCAGACTCCGTGTTATCCACGGAATTTGGCGAAGTAATAACAGATCAAGACTTCTATCTTAACTACGTTTACCCAACTGGTACACAACAAGGTTCTTTTTTAATCTATGATTTGGTAGAAGAAAATGGATATTTTGTTCTTACGCCGACAAATAAAACAACTCCCCTTGAAAGGTTTGTTGATACAACATCTAGAGTGGACTTAGTGGCTTACAAAGGCGCATTTGTAAACGCACCGTCTAGTATCCCAATAGAATATACATTACAAGTTTACGAGTCAGACGATGTACTGGAATCTGCAACTCCTTTCTGGATGCCAAATGATGTGTCAACTCAGACTGAATTTTTGTTTATACAAAGATCAAAGAGGTTTATAAAGATCCAAGTGGAGTTCCTTACAGAGCTACCCGATGCCGTGTTTGATACAGGTAACTATCTAGTATCAAGCCAGGGCATTGATGAAAATGGTTTCTTAATATACGATACGCCATTATCTTTAAACGACCAAATGATTGGGTCTTTAACGCCTCAGGAAATAGGCAATATTGATTTTCTTCTTTTGGTTGAAGTGCAAATTTCCGAACCTAATCCTCCAAACATAACTGAGTCCACTAGGGATATCCTCAAGAAGTTCCCATCGTGGACGAAGCTTTTTGAAGACTCTTTACCAGATGCAACCCCAACTTTTGCTGTACCTGAAAGTTTTGGTGGAAAATTTATTAATGCCCTTATTGGGGATAGTTTAGATTCAGTAGAGTCTTTGATAGATTATTTTAGCTTAGCTAAATCAGTGACAGGTGCCGACGTAGAACAGCTGACTTGGATTTACTCTGTTAGCAATTGCCCTAGTCTAATAACTAGCGTAAAAGGCGATAATATTAGACTAACCCCTATATCAACGTACGCTGACTTTATAACTCATAGAGTAGAAGATTACGTTTATTACCATGAGCCAAATGACAGAGTTGTTTTGACTCTAAGGCCATTTAACCAGATTAAAATAAACGAGTTAGTCAAGACACAAACAGAAGTTTTAGTTTTCAATATGTTTGACGAATTTGGTTCTAGAGTAGGTCTTCCTAGACTAAAGATGGAAGGCAATGAAAATTACAAAACTAGAATTCTAGACGTATACAAAAACCTTCCAGGGCCAGACATAGATTCCTTTAAGAAAACAATTAGAAGAGAGCTAGATCTTTGGAGAGCCACTGGGGCAACTCCAAGCTCAGATAGCGTAGGAGCTACTCCTATAGTTTTGGAGATGGAAAACCTAGAAGAATTAAATAAATACTTTGAAGATAATAATAATCCAACTAAAGCTTTTATAGATTTTGTAGAAAAAATTAATATAGAGTATCCAACAAACTGGGGATTTGTTCCATGGTCAGAAATGATTTGGGACTACGCTGGAAAATTTGAAGAAGGAGTAAAAAAGGTTCCTTTTTCTTACGATAAAAATCCATTTGCTGGACAATCTACTCCTAGGTATATCCAAAATGGAGTTGGAGATTTAAGTGACTTAAAAGTTAGCATAAGATCCAAGAGAGAGTTCTCATCAGATGAAGTAATCTTAAATGATATTTCAGATGAACAAGTTTATGAAAAGGCTTTTAAAATAAAACTAGCTGGCATTGAAAAAATTGGAGAAAGTATTGTTAGACCACCTATAAACTTTGATTTTGATAGTCAACTGGAATATACCTACAATATTCTTAATCAAAAAACAGCTACAATAAAGTTTTTAGTAGAGCTAGTTGTGTCAGGTGTTACTTATTATGCTAACTATACACTCAATACAGTTAGTGACATCTATGCAGCTGGTCCATTGTATTCTATTTTTAACATCGCGACAAATAGAACTAACTCGGATGTGCAGTTCAAGTCAAAAACTACAAATGTTAATTATGTTGACAATACTTCAACAACAGCCAGCAACACAATACATATATCTAATGTGACAGAAGCAAGAGTAAGCTTTGGTCACTTTATTTATTCAAGCACTACACCGCTATATACGATAAGCGGACACAGTACCAGTAACTCTGGATGGATACACCCTAAGGGTCACGCAACCGCAAAGTACTATACAACGAGCTATGCTAACGCTTCTACCTCGACCTTGCCGTCGCCGTACTATACAATTACAACACCAACTATTTCGAAAATGCAGATCGAGTATGGATCGAGCATGCTTTCTAGTACCCCTTCAATTGGCTATACCTCTGCAGTAAAAACCTCTGGCGTCTTAAGGCCATACTCCACCTCATCTGGTACTGCTACCCCATCTTTTAGTATACCTTTTAATTCCCTAGTTGCTTTAGCAAAAGGATTCCCACCGGCTCAGTCCTCTCCAACCTATAACGCTTTGGTGTTAAGGAATACCGTCCCAGAAGATGCGTACATAGACCCGGATTACTCTACGCCTGGTTATGGATATAACGGTTATGGTGGTTATGTAAACCATCCACAGTTTAATATAAATTATTTTGTTCCTGGATTAATGATAGATTCAGACATAACAAGTCCTCAATTTTTTGCTACGCCATCTTATTCTTTATCAAGTACTCCGACAACACTTTCGGTTTACTGGGACCCTTATGCCGTGCCGAGCAATAGAAAATATTCCCTTAATGGTGTTGGACAAAACAACTACCCGCTTACCGTAGGGGAATGGAAGTATTTTGAAAAAACATCAGCAACACCTGTGTACTTTAGATTGTCTGAAAGAGGAGTTATTAAGTCGGAGGAAGACATTGGTGCAAGCTATGAATTATCTGATTCTATTTCTAGTATAGATGTCCATAGATATAACTTTGACTTTAATTTATTAACGCCAAACAAATACATTGTAAATAATATTTCAGCAATTCCAGCTGATTCATCAGACAACTCATTTGAGGTTTGGACAGATAAAAGTTCAGTTATACCGTACTACTCTATAAGTGAAGACGATGATCTCAGAGTGCCTAACACTATGTATGTACCTGCTGATTCTTACAATGAACTAAAGCAGGGGACAGACAATGATGTTTACATACCTTCTGTAGTAGTTAGGTCAAGACTAAATACAAAACATAATAAAGACTTTGAATCAGAAATACACACAGGCTGGTATTACCTTAATAACCAAGAAACCTATGTATATGCAAGACCAGTGACAGAAAATGTCACCTATACATCCTCTAACCCTTATCATCAGATAGTTTTGTCTGGCCACGCAAAGCAAGGTGCGCCAGTTATTATAGAATCTTTAAGCAACCCTAGCACTAGCTTGACGCAAGTAGCCTTTATCGATGCTGCGACACCATCAGTTTTCGGTAGTTTTAACACAGAGTATTTAGAGGCAAGAAAAAACAATTATTTATACGTTGGTTATAAAAACATTTATGAAGTCTCGGTATATGATCCAATAACAGAATTATATCTTTTAGAAAATGGTAGCTCAAATACTGAAAAAATAACAATGCCAGCGGGATCTATGGTGCCTGGCAGAACCTATACGGTAAAATATAAAGTTAGAAATGCTTATTCAGTAGACAACGAATACCTTGACAGTAATAATAAGTTGAAAACTAAAATATTGTTCCACGCTACTCCAATTACTGGTGACACCAATTACGCAGTCACCTATGAATCTACGTTGTTTGATTCGTCTACACCTTCAGGAGTGTATCATTCGCCAATGAAGTCATTGTTAAACGAGGGATTTGTTTATTTGACTGACTCAGTTTATGAGTATGATAGATTTTTAGCAGAGACAAACCCAGGATATCTAATTGATGACCCGGCTTCTGACTATTCTATATTAACAATAGAAAGTTACGATAAAAACGGAAACCCAAAACCGTATCAAAAGTATAATATTACATCAAGTCTCTTGTCCGTAGAACCAAGCTCGGTAGAAACAGACAATAACGGCTTTGCTTACGCAAGAGTAGCTTATTCCGGTGCTACTCCAGCTATCGTAAATAACGCTCCCCTGTACATATCTGGGGTACAAAGTGGGTATAGCATGGCTAACGACTCTGCTACATTAAACTATTCAATAGTAAAGTCAGAGTCAGGCCTAGATAGTCTCTACGCTGAGGTAGACCCACAGATAATAAAAGCCGATGGAGTAAGTACCTTATCAATAAAAGGAATGCTGTCCTCTAAAACTAAAGACACTTCTTCTGTTAGGGTTTACTATAGACTGGGTAGAACCTTGTATTCAGCTATAACAAAGCCAACTTATAATTCTGTAGTGTCCTTGGAAGATGGTTCGTTTACCATTGGTCCAATCACGGCACAGTCTTCAGCTACCCCAGGATATTGGTTTGCTGTTGTAGAAACAGAATTTAGCTCCAATAATGTGTCATCCCCAGTTACTATATCAGGAGACATAGTACATTGGTTTGAAGATTCGCAAGATGCCATTTTGAATTCATCTGGTCGTGTTACGTCGGTGCAAGATACGTTTACTGCAAGTGATTTTTCTTTTGTGTCTTCTACCCCAGTTTATAAGATAGATTACTTGACTGGAAACCCAGCTCAAAAGAGCGCAACACCAAATGTATCTTTGCCAAAATGGTTTAAGATACCAAGATTAACGCAGTATCAGCTGGGTATTCTTGGAAACGATTACTATTCCCTAGACAACAACAGACAAATATACCCAAGCTAATATAGATGGAACATAGATGAAAAAGTTTACAAACAACATAGAAAACTCAAAAGAAAAAAAGATTAGAACCGGATCGGCTTTGCCAGCTAACTCGGTAAATTTAGCATACTTTAAAGTTGATGAAGTAACTCCGGGAAATAGTTTAACTGTAGTAGATTCTTCTTCTTCAATAAAAGAAAACTTTATTGATTACAAAAACGAACAAGTATCTTTGTTAGCTAATGAAGTTGGAATGTTATTTGATCCGTTATCTGGAAACTCAAAATTTCCATCTTCCGATATATACGTGACCAATTATAGAAACAGCCAAAGAAATAACACTAGCTATGTAGACGTAAATATTTTAAATCAAAATATGATTGGCGAAAACTCAGTATCTGATTATATTTATTCATACTATGTAAGTAGATACTTTACTGTCAAGTCTTTGATGAGTGGAAGTCTAGTACAAAAAGTTTTCTATAATGGCAAAGAATATTTCGACATTATCAAGACCTCTGAAATACAAAATATTGAAAGAAAAAGAGACTCCATAGACCTGCAAGACATAATGGTCTTGAACCCAGATGGCTCAGAGTATGTTGATCTTAATGGCAAAAAAAAGTACAGGGTAGTTCTTGAGTCATATAACGAAAAGCAAGTTTCTTTAAGCGAGAGATTGTACAAGATAATAGTTTTGTTAGAAGAACCAAACCCAGTAAATTTGTTTTTGTCTTATCCAAAGATTGAATTAGACTCAGATAACTATCTCGTTAACCAATCATTAGCTTATAAGGAAAATATAACGCCAATACAATTATTTAATGAAGAGTCGGAAGAAGCTAGCGTAGTAGATTATGGTTCAAAATACGACAATACGTATGCAGTTAAGTCAACGGAAAGTATACAAAATAAATTTTCTACAGGCGGGGTTTTCGACGATAGAGGCTACAATATTTATGTAAACAAAAAAGCTATAACAGACGACAGAACGTACGAAGTTTTTAGTTGGAGAATAGTAGGCAAGATAAATAGAAGCTTTAACTATGCTAACAGACTAGAAGGGCTGCTAGGTAACTCTGCTAGGTCTAGAGGCGTGGTAAAAGCAGCAGTGATCAAGGCAAATACAAAAGCAAGTTACGTTGATCACCATAAGATTTTTACTAAGTTAAACTTAGACAGTAACCCAATCAATATATTTAATTACCTTTTTAAAAATCCAATATCGGAACAAGCAGCTATAGTCCCGACTAGTTTAGACGACTCATATTGGACAGTAGACTTGTCTACTATCACGCATGATCAAGTAAAAACTTTTGATTTTTTAATTCTTGTGGTCAACTCTAACACAAACATAGAGCAGTATCAGGCAAAGATAACAACATTCTTAAACAATGGTGGCTGTTTATTCGTTGAATTTGAAGGCAATCCTACTCTTTCCGTAAAGTCGATATACCCTATCCCATTAACTGACCTAGTAAGCGGTGCCGCAACGTCCGTAACTTATAATAGAAGCACAGATGCAGCCCAGTACCCATACAGCTCAATCAATGAGTACGAAGATAATAGATCGTGGGACATCAGGAGCGAAGTCTTTGACACGGGCTTCGGTGCTTATGGAAAAATAGCGCAAACAGTCTCAGCTTTTGCTAGTTCAATGAGCGCCTATCAATCAATATCAACAAACGTTGGACCAGTTCTAACAGTTAATAAAGTAGGAGCAATTGAATCAGGGGGAGTTAGTGCTGGTACTATCATATCTAACACCGTTTCTATAAACTCAAAAGCTGGAACAGATTACATCCAAGGCGGCGCTTTGCCAGAGTCGGCAAGCGTTGGTTCGGTGTTGTTAACCTCTGATGCAGAAGGGCCATTAAAAGTATTCTATAATTCAATTATAGTTGGTTTGATATCAAAGTACTTTACTTCAGGAAACTCCTCAAATAATTCTTCTAGCACGCTGCTTACACCGGTGCTTATGCACGCTACTGCTTGGAAAACTTCCTGGGCCATAAACGGTCCAACATCTAATGATGAGTATGACTATAACGACGTTTTAATAAAAAATGATAAATTAGATGAGTATGCTCAGTTCCAGATAAACAAAGATCAAAACGGAGACTTGTACAGAACTATAGACACAATGTCATACAAAGAAATATTCTTGCAGGATTTCTCTAAATCAGTAGACAACTCATATGGGCAATTCTATAATTCATCTAATGATGTTATATCCTATTATATAGAGTTTACTAATGAAACGATTATACCCAAAAATGGAACACGTCTTACGACTCCTTTGTCTTCTGGTATAACAACACCATACTACACCTACTCTATATCAGCTACCGAAGCCTTGGGCAGCCCGGTAGTTAAAACTACGACCATGTCCATGCCCCTCAATATCCCTGCAACGTTTGGACAATTCTACATTAAAGATAGAATTAACTCTGTCACAAACAACAGAGGCAACCAAACTAGTGCAACAAATGACGTACCGTTTAGTTATAGTTATGATTTTAAAACAAGTTATAGAGCGGTCAGAAGCACTGAAGCGTCACTTGCTTTTGATCTTTCTTTTCAAGCTGATTTTACATTAAGCCTTCCTATCACTATCAAGAACTTTAAATCAGTTTATGAAAAAGTAGGAACACGAATTAAACCAGGGTCAGATGACCCGGTAGACACTACGTGGCAATTTGCAAGATCCAAGCAAAGCATATCAGTACAGTCAACATTTGATGTACCCATAACTAGGCTAGGAAGAGGCATGACAAACAAATATGCTTGCGTCCAAGACTTAATAAACTATAAGGCAATACATGTTACAGGTGACGCACAAGCGGGAAATCATTTTCCATACACTGGAGATATAGACCTTGGAAACACCTACAAGCAATACTCCGTAGGCCCAAGAACAGGAGATGTTAATACCGGAAACTACGTACATTATCTTCAATGGACTCTCAAAGCCGCTGGGTATTCAGTTGTAACCGATGGAACATTAGGATCACAAACTGGTGCAGCCTTAACTTCTTTACAAACAAAGGCAGGACTAGCCTATGTAGATCAACAGCTTGATTCTGAAACAAAGTCTGCGATGGCTTACGTATGGTGCACAAAACTGCATGAAGGTAAGGTAGATGATTATAAAAAACAAATAACAAAGTTTTATGAAAAAAAACCATCTATAGGCGCTGCAGTCATATCGTATATAGAAGCTGCTATATTAAGTGATCCAGTAGGGTCTGCTGCTACTGGTAGAATACGAAGAATATCATACACTGGCTCTATCCCAAGCAAAACTCCAGATAAACTTGTCTGTAATTTTATAGTACAAATACCTGATAGCATTCTTGATAGAACAGATAAAGAAGATATTCTATCAATAAAAATTTACGCTGGAGCTGCTGATATAACAATATCAAGAATCCAGTTTACTAAAGAAGTATGCAGCCCAACTGCTGGCCTAACTGCTTTCAATACACGACGTGCAGCAGGTGCAAAAGAAAAAGACCTTATAGACGTAGCGGTTATAGAAGCAGGCGGTGCAAAAAGATTTTTCTTAAATATCAACAATCCTAAAGACAACCAATATAAATACGTACTGATACAGGCAAGCGGTAGTAAGCTTGGTGGCGCATTTGGACCCAACGCAATGCGGAATGTTTATTGAGCAAATAGTATTTCAAAATAGTTCAGAAGGCGAAGAAGAGGATTATTTTGAATGGATTACTAAACCAGACCCAGATAAGGTAGTGACTGGTTTCATTGATGTTAAAACAACAAAACAAGTTTCAAGTTTAACTATTGCAAATACGCCAAGAACAGACAAATTTACTAGTGCAGATTTCTATAAGCTACCTTTGACTGTAACTAGTTTTTACTACAAAGATGAGGATAATGTCAAAGAAACTTTTGTATACGAAACTGATTCTACAGATAAAATAGAAGCAGGCCAAGCATTAAACCTTACATCAGTTGCTTCACTTAAAATAAACAATGGAGTTACAAAAGGCTGGGGCGAGATATCACTCGACATTGCTAAAGCAATTGTTTCGCCAACTGAACCACTGGTTATAAGCGAGAAAAAAGTTGCACCCACAGGGCAGACAACTTCTTCGACAAGCCCATACATAAACTATGTAACATTGGCACAAAGCAAAGAAACCTATAACGGTGCAGATCAAGTAGACTTAACCTATGATGTTAACATTAGTTCTCTGAGTAGTGAGGCTAGCTACAGTAATGACGTAGTGACCCCAACTTCTCATAAGCATTTATACGCAAGTTTCCTTCAGCCTAATCAGGCAAAAACGACTAGAGTATCGCCACAGAACAAGAGTAGGATAACCTATCTTGATGGAGTGGTATGCCTCTGTAATGATAGCGGTCTACCAGTTGGTATGGATGTAAGCCTAGCGTCCACCACTGAGATGAGAGGAATGATTGGTGACTTTAACTCTATCACTAATGTATATTTAGAAAAGAATTCTAACTTTGCTTCTGATGGTTTAGTTTACGGTTTTTATGATCTAGCAGCAAAAAAGTTTTTAGGAACAAACATTTCTTATTCAGAATACTTAGAAAAAGACGGTGCTCAAAATATTTATATAGCTGTAATGGCAACAGACTATGATGGAAACGTTTTGAATGATGACATGGACTATGCTGGTTTCCAAAGCATACCAATCACAAACATAAACGTTCCCAACAAACTTATATGCCCAATATATAATATAAAGTTTAAAAACAAAACAGCCATACAATTACAAAAGCCACAAAGTAGTTTAAGCAAAAAAAATCCATGGCATGTGGGTGTGTCTTCTGGGTCGTTTACTAAAACATATAAATTAGATTTAGACAAGATATACAATGAAGACATTTTTTGGCTAAAGCAATATGCGTTGGAAGATGAAAACACCTGTACTGTAAAAGCCTTCTATGACACCACCAACTTCAACAATGTTGGTTGGTCAAAAATACTTGGAAAACCATACGTAGACGTTAAACAAGAGACCCCAATCATAATAGACTCTACATCTATTAAGCTAAGACAAATCCCATTTGCCGTTATACATGAGCCATCAGATAATCTTTCTTATTTCGCATCGCCAATAAAGCCTTTTGTTTTTGTATATATAAAAAATACAACGACCAATAATTGGGATCTTATTCCTTTTTCAGAAATAGCATCGTTTAACAATTCTACTGGCTATATAGAATTTAAGTCTGCAGTCGTACCTAACGACATCAGATCTATAAAAGTTGATTATGCTGTTGCCTCTTCTGCCGTACCAATAAAAGTTTTAGACAAAAAGGACATAAAGTTAAACCCATTTTTGTTTAAAGATGACATACAAATGAACAAGCCAATCTATTTTTATCTAGAGCCAAGAAGTATTCTTGTAGAAAACTCATCAAGCATACAGGTAGTTAATAATGATAACATTGAAAATGAAAATACCTTAAAGTATACTAAGAATGGTGACATTTTTGACCCATCTCATCCAAATTATAATCCATTAAACATCCTATTGTGTACGGTTTATGTATCTGATTATAATTTCATAGACACCTTAAAGGTGGACGACTTAAGACTTAAGGGTGGTGGCGTATCCTCGGTTATCCCACTAAAAGAAATACTAGACAACTACCCAGAAGTAAGATCTAACTGGGATATAATGGGCCCAGACGGATACGCTTATTCTAACGGTGGTTATGTCGTAATCCAACTGCCGGAAAACTTGAAAACTTACATGAGCAATGCTAAAATAAAAGAGACAATAAGCGCTGCTCTAACAGCTGGTGTGGTTTATGATCTACAAAATTATTCAGGCGAGGATTGGTATAAAACAACATGAGGAAATACATCTCCCCCTATATAGACTCCTACACTTTTGGTTCTAGAAAAGCTGTTTCTGATTTAATAATTTCAGCAAAGAAAGATAAAAGGAGTTTAGGTAGCTTAGCTAAAAACCTATCTTCTATGTCAAATTTGAATAGTTATAATGGCCTTTATATCAGGCCTTATAATTTAGTTTCATTAGAAGCAATTATAGATTTCTTTAGAGATATAAATATTAAAACAAGACAATATTTTGATTCTTTAAATACCGTTACGTATGCGATGAATAGTTACTCTAACGTAATGCATTCCGAAATAGCAAAGTTAGAAAAAAATATTCAAGAACTACAGATTTATGCAGACAACTTTGCTTTTATATCTGGTGAGGATGATTTGTTTAATGGTTCATTTGTTGAAACATTTTCTGATGATACCAATTCCTATATAAATGAAGGGCAACCTCTTGAATTAAAAGATAGGGATGGAAGTTCTTTTGACCAAAGCAAAATTTGTAAAGTAGATATAATTGCAGGGACTTTAAAAAACGGAAAACCTTTTAGGAAACTAGATACAAACCCTATAGTTAAAAACTATATTAATAATTATTCTAATTACATTTCGACTTCGTCTTCTATAGAAGATATTTTTTCTGAAAAAGCTAACAAAGCTTGGAATGTTACCATCAAGTCACCTCGAATAATATCTGATTCTTTAGTTGGGCTACAGGATAAGATTGGTTATTCTTACCCAGGAATTTCTGGGGCTCAAGCTTCTTTTACTATAGAGTTTTCAAAACCTGAAGAAATGAATTGTATAAGAATTTCTCCAAACATTGGAATTGATTTCCAGATTCTTCAAGTAATCATAAATAGCTCAAATGATTTGACATTAAATTCCAGTAGTTCAATAGGAAAAGTACTTGAATCTCCATTGTTAATTGATTCGACAAAAGATATTTCGTTTAGTCACAGCACAGTAAGTTCTATAGAGTTCGTTATCAGCCAACCAACTTATAAAAAAATAGATAGAAGAGCTGCTGCAGCAGAAATGCAAGCACGTACGTTAAATGATTACATTAAAAGCATTAGAAATAAAAGAGTCAACAAGCATGATAAGCTGCAAGATCTAGTTTATTCTTATTTTAACACCAGGAATGAAACATCTTACCTCAATACTAATAGCAAGTACATGCCTATTAACTACTCTTATAGATACCCATGTGACGACACTGAACCAATTTATGGTTCATTGTCTTCTTTCTTAGAAGGCAAAAAATCGTTTGTGCAAATGGATATGGAAAATAGATTTAACTCTGCGGATCAGTTAACTAATCTTGTAGAGTCTGTTGTATCTCACGTGTTAGGTGGCAAGTTTAGAATGTCACCTAGTGCGTACTTGTCGGTTAAGGGTGACGATGACCCTCTATCTATTTCTGATATACAGCATAACGGCACGATGCATGTAGGAAGCCCTCAGGGCCCCCATGGAAAAGACGTGCAGGATCAAGAGCCACTTATGCACATGGCAGATAGATTTGATCTTAGCAGGTCTTCTTATTCTCTAGACAATATAGGATCTTATGAGTATGGTTTTTCTATAAAGTCTTTAAAGTTTGGTTTAATACAAAACGATATAGCCACGTCTGATCAGATAAATTCTTCTAGTCAATCTTTGATGGGCAATGGGCTATCAAATAGCAAAGGCTATTACGTATCTAAGAAAATTAGTAGCGGTGGATTTATAAATCAAGTAAAATTAAAGTCAGAATATTTTATTCCAAAAACTTTAAACCAGTTATTAGACTTAAAGCAAACTGCTTCGATTGAATTTTCCGTAACAACAAAAAATATTCCAATACAAGAATCCGATTGGATACCAATCCTTCCTTATGGCACAACAGATGTATCAGCTGAAGTGCTGTACCCAAACGTTGGCACTGGTCTTTGTACATTACGCTTTTTCGCAAAAGCAAATTCAATCAAATTGTATAAAAATGGCATACTATTATCTGATAACTCTTTTAGGGTTGTAGGTTCTGAAAACATAAACAGTTTGCAAGTGATAACGCCAGATGCATCAAGCGTCTATGTTGTTAGTTATTCAGTAGACGCCTCTTTCAAGGACCCAAATTTAATAGATTTTTCTCAACTTTCTATAAATAATTTTTATGTGAGAAGCTATTCGGACCAGTATGGCCTAGGAGAAAAACTTTCTACACAGGGCGTTGAGAATAGAGCCATTCTTTCATCTGATCCATACATAGATTATTCAAAGTTTAATGGGTATGTATACTCAGCAACTTCGGGAACAATAGGTTACGACCCAAGCTCTAACTACTCAGAGTATAGTCCAATAAGTGTTATACTAGAAGATGGAACACCGGCTATCAATTTAACTAATTATCTTTCTAATAAATATATTAAGTATTCTAACCCATCTGATAGCCAAACCCAAACTTACTTTATACAAACAGGAAAAACACTTGCCTTCTCTAAAAAAACTACCAACTTTAAAGCCTATTACGACTACATGCCTGAATCCCTTAGGTACAAGGTAGTTATAAGAACACTTGATCCCGCAACGCCAAACAGTGCGTTCGTGGATAACTTAATATTAAAATTCCAAATGAAAAATACAGATCAATTTGTTAATAAACTATTAAAGGTAATATAAAATGGCACAATTCTCTCCAAACACAGTAGGCTATGACAACGCTGTATATAAAATATCAGGTTTTTTTGATAAGTACTATAATTCAGGTTTTAAAACTCATGAAGAATTCTTAAAAGAATACCAAATACTCTTGCAGTCTGTTTCTGGTTCAGCTGGAAATGTTATGACTAACTATGAGCCTGTCACAAAACGGACAACCACCAAGGTCTGCGCATTTAAATAAGTACGCAACTGATATAAGCGCAGACTCAGCTGTAGTAGCAAAACAAATAGACTACTTGTCATCAAAAACTATATCTACTTTTAATTTATTTTCTTCAGAAATAGAAAAAGAATCAAACTTTCTTGAAAGAATAAATTCAAAAATCAAAGTTCTTCAACTATATTCTAAGAGTTCAAGCGAAGACATATATTACTACGGCGATTCTTTTGACAACTTTGATAACATAGATACATCAGCTAAGTATGATCTTCCATTAGCTTCTACCGTAGATGGTTTTTTGAGCTTGCCTGTTGTCGATAGCGCAGTGTGGTCTATAGACTCAGTAGACATATTAGACAAAGACGAGAACGGGAATAAACTTTCTAATGGGTTTTTGGGCAACAGCCACATGGCTATCCAGGATACTACCATCACAACACAGGCTCTTGCAAACACTGCTGCTTCATATAAGTACCTTTTTGAAGGCGGTAAGTCGCTTAACAATGTAGCCTATGCATACAGGGACAAAAATCCTGATACATATTTTGAATATGAAAAACTAAAAGTTACCAACCCAAGAGGTGCCAGCCAAGACTATGAGTTTCAATATAAAAATAAAATAAACAATCAAAATTTGATTTATCAATGGAATAACTCTGATGATAGTCCTTTGAAACTGGTACTTCAAATATCTAAAAGAGGTTCTGCTCCAGCAAATAGTCTTTCTATAACGCCATTTTTTGGGTATGACGAAATAAATATTACTCCAATTAAGATAATATCTATAATAGTAGAGACAATTGATCCAGGCTTTGAACCAAAACAAGAGATACTTAGCTCGCCAATCACCGTAGGGCCTACAGCTATACCAACATCCGTAACCGATTCTAATAACTTTTTCTTTAAAAAAGCTGTCATTAAATTTGCAGAAAGAAATGTCTCGAAAGTAACTGTTACAATTGAACAGAGCTCTTCTGCTGGCGTCAACATCAAGCATGCCTATTGGACAGTTGCTTCAGTCAATGCAAACTATGAATTTTCTGCAACAGATTATGTATCGTTTGGTGCAGATAACAAGCCTGTTCCAGAAGGTATTTGGTCAAGTTCTTCAAGGTTTAATCCAAGCTTGATATACAATAGATCAACTATATCAAGTATAACTGGCGTAGAGTCATCGCTTGACAGGTTGATACCAAGCATATCAAACCCAACAGAAATAACTGGTGGGTCAGATCTATCTAGAAGAGTGACTATTAGCGGTGTGCAGGATGTCCCGGTCACTTATTATGTTATGAAAGTTTTTGATAAAAAGAAAAACAAATATGTTTACGTTGAGGGCCTTAAACCTTTTTCAACTCAGGCTGAATACGATAATGAACTTAGGCAAGTTCCTTCAGGTTCAACTCCATTTATCAATTGGTGGCCCGCAACTAACGAAATACTAGGATATGATACGCCAGCTAACGCTGGTTCATCTGGGGCTGCCAAAGCTTTTTATAGTTCAACCAATATTAATGATCCAAAGTATGATGCAATCTTAAGGCCATTTTTTGCAAACCCAAATTATATACCAGCAACACCAGGATACGGTGTTGCCCCAGATGTATATGAATGGTGGGCTTTAAAATACAAGCTTACTGGTGTAGAAAAAAATTCAGGTTTTAAGGGAACCGCCACTCCATCTTACTACCTGGGGCAAAGATACACCATTACAGAAAACGAAGCCAATGTAGGAGAATTAATTAAAGCAGAACAATCCCAAAAAATAACAAAACCAAAAGTCCGATACAATATAAACTTAAATAAAAATTACGAGATTATTAGGGATGGCGCTAGTATAAATGACCAAACAGTCGCAGCTAAAAGATGGTCTATAGGGTTAAGGGATATATCGGTAGGCAATGAATTGTATAATACCTCGGCAGAAATAATTTCCAAACCTTTTAATTTCCCATACCCAGTAGAATACTTGATGCTGTACTCTGACTACACCATCCCAGTTGCTGAAATGGCAAATGAGTTTTCAGAACAAACTGAATTTATAAGTTACTATATTTCAGTAGAAGGCAAAGACGGCCCCTGGCTGCCGATATCTCCTGTTGAAAATCCATTTAATTCAAATGTACCAGAGATATATTCGTTCAGCAAAAATGTTTCAAGTGAATTGAGAATACCTGGAATAGCTTATATAGATACTACTTCAGAGATAAACTCAGTAAGAGTAAGAATAAAAATTAGAAAACCAAATGTATTGAACGGCACACCGCTTATAAATTACTACCAATTAGCAGCAAAGGTAAAGAGAGCATGATAGAGGACATACAAAAAGCTAGGTTTTTAAAAAACCTCTATAAATTAAATTATTCTTATGGAAAACTTCTTGATGAAAATTCATTAAAGAAAGCATACTCTGAGTACTTTAGAGCAAACTCGCCTGGTGCCCCTATTGAAATTAACCCAGAGATCTTAAGATCACAAAACGTAACAAACGTAGATGATTTTAATTCGATGATGTTAAAAACAATATTTAATATGGACATACTCTACGATGCAAGTCATGAAGCAGTAGAAGATATGTTCCAGACCGTAACATCGATCAATAACAGGATAGATAACCTAAGATCTAAAAGAGCTACTTTAGAGAAAAAAATTGATGATTTAATATTTAATATAACAAATTCAGATGGTTTCTATGCGTCCTTTACCGAAGAATTTACAGACATAACCTGTATAGACACAAAACTATCATCAGTATACTATGACAAAGAATCTCGTAGCTTAACTCTATCAAGCGTAGAATCTGGATCATTTAATAGACCTGGCAACCAAGGTAGCACAGCTGCTGCGGTATCTTACACCGTATATGAAAATGGAACTTCTTCAGTAACAGCAAGAGATATCGGTGCACATTCTACAAACATTTTTGATGGTTTAAACGATACAAGTTGGAGTTATACCCATAGGTCTACTCAGCCAGCTATAGTATCCATGCAGCTAGATATAACTCCAATGTCTGGAGAAATTATATCAAAAGTTTTTGGAAGGTTATCTTCAGATAAGCCGGTAAAAGTTTTAGCTCATATATCTGGGGCGACAAATCAATCAAGTGAGCCACTGGTCTATTCTGGTCAATCAGAAAAAGACTTTGATAATTTTGTTTTTAATTTCGAAAGTACTTCGCCAACTTTAGTAAGTCTTTTTTTAATAAAGAATGAACCAGATAGAGTTACAACTTCTAACTCAGGAGCTTCTTACGAATATGATTTTACTATAAGAGATATAGTATTCTCTGGTCCATATTACGAAACATACGGTTCATACGTTTCTAACCCTATATCTTTAAACTCTATAGATAATACAAAAAATATAATAGATGGGGTATCGATAGACCTCATTAGCCAAAACACTAGCGTTAATGCGATAGACCTTTTTGTAGCAAAAAATGTCGAAAATGCTTCAAGCATAAACGACTACGCTTGGATACCAATCTCTGCACAAAATACTTTGAATAAAACTAACCCAGACGTAGTAGACTTCCAGGGTTCTAATCTTGTTTATTCTACTATTGTAGAATCATCATCAGAGTCCACCAGTTCGGACACTTTAAAGTATTTTTCTACTCAACCATTTACAAACATACCAGGACTTGAGGGTATATCAATTTACAAAGTTGCAAAACTTAACCCGCAAATACAATATTCTGAACCAATAATCTTAGAAGGGTACAATAAGTTTTCTTGGTATAGGACAAGTTACAAGCAAAATTTATCTAAGTCTTTATCAAGATGGAAGAATGAAATAATTCCAGACCTAGAGTCGAACAACGTTATAGCCTCTACGGAAGATATGTCTTCTTCTCCTATATTTTGGACTGCGCCCAACTTAAATGATGGCGGAAGTGTTCTTATAAGTTTTGAGATTTTAGTTTCTTCCGATGTAAAAATTAATAAAACAATACTAAAGAACGATGATAACTCAGCTCTTTGGGATATGTCAGTTTACGTAAACGGGGTGCTTGTAAGGAACGTACTGCCTGGCCAATACTCCGACGAGATAGAGTTAAATCTAAAATCAGGAAAGAACAGTATAGCGATAGCAATCGATGCTGCGCCTAGGGTTACCTCTGGTTCAACTGGTGGGCTATACGGATCGATGACGCTGTTGCAGGGATCTAGAATAACTGACTACGGTATGGTATATCAAAACTATCTATCCTTGATCAACCCAGAGCTATTCAAGAACAACAACAATACGATCAATGCATCTTTTGCAATAAAGAAGATAGATACAATTGACTATGTTATATCTAATAAAAAAATAACTCCAGGGTCTAGAATGTATTATTATGTCAACAACTCAAACAACGATGTTTCCTCAATTAGAATAAGGGCAGACTTTAGTAGGCCAATTGGTGATCCAAAATCTACACCAGCGATTACATCCTATAAGGTTAAGTTTAAGAGATCAGACAACGTAAAAGACGCTGCAAGAAAAACAGCTACTGACATCTTAAGAGGAAGGTCGAGTTAAGTATTTTATGAAAAATTATTTTTATAATGAGTTTGATAAAAGCCAAAATATATTTCAACCGATCTTGCAAAGATCAAGGCAAATATACAGAGGACATAGAGAATCTGGTAAGATAAACTTAGAGCAAGATCAGTTCAAGATGGACGTGTCTCGATTAGAAGCCAGGATACAGGGAGCTTCATCACTCCTGAGGGTTATGTCGGAAGTTGGCTATCATCATAACTCTGCTACCCCTTTAACTAATGCAGCAACTCCATTCTTTAATGCGCAATACAGAATTTTTGGGCAAGGCGCAACACCTTCCTCAGCAGAACAAACGGTTTTTACAGAAGATATATTAGAATTAAGTAGTACTTTAAATAGAATTCTAAATAAGATAAAAGCCCTAGAAAATCAGGAGAAATAAATGTCAGAAGAAATATACACCCAAAAGAGAACTAACCAATATGGTGGTAATTACTCATCAGCAGACTATAACAAAAGGGTTGAAGAAAATTATCAAGACTTAGTTTCTTTGTACAATAAGTACAACATAATAGACACCAAGATTGAGTCAAGCTTTAATAGGATCATAACCGATCATATTTTCTTGTCCCAAGCAGTCAAAGATGTTTCTGACAGATTAAAGGCTTTAGAGGCTAATGAAAAAATGATAACGCTTCATTCATTTAGTCAAATTGATAATGGAAGATTCTCTGGCACAGATTTGGCAATAGGTATATCTGAGCAATTGTCGTTTAATTCTATCTATAACTTTGTGACGCTCCCGCTTATTTCTGGGCCTTCTATTTCAATTATGAAAACATATAATACATTAGGCGAACAAGTTATGCCTAACTATATTAACCTTCGAGTATCCCCAATTAACTCTTTGGACGCCCCAGGTGCAAAAATTGATACCACTCCACCTTACTACGCTTTGTATGATAGAGCTGATAGGGTTTGGAAAAGATCGATTATCTCCGATACCCAGTCCGATACTGGAGCCCTTACGTATCTTTACATTAAAGTTCCAAACGCATCTTCGAATTTAAAAATTAACAACTTAAGGTTTAGCCCTTACCCGGTTAACTCAGTAGATATACTATCTGTTGAGTATACGCAGACCGCTAATCCATCTTTAACTTCAGGTGATTCTTGGAGAGCATTAAATGTTAATGGTCTTTATAATAATGATCCCGATGCAGTAGGGTACGTAGCCCCTGGTGGTTGGAGTAACAATCAGGTTTCCGACGCAATAATGAACTCTGGACCTCTTTACTTTAATTGCACTATAACCAAGACCGACAATAAGCCAATAACTGGCTTTAGAATCCAAATGAGACAAAGAAATTATATAAAAGAAAATGGTAAATTTATTTACACCTATGGCCTGTCTGACTTAGACATTAGAGCAGACAAGTACATGCCACAGGGCAAAATGTTCATTAAGTTTGTTGCTCCTAAGGACACGTTGATTTTTAATGTTACGGGTGTAACGCCAAAGATATACAATGTTCCGCTTAGCTTAACGCAACTTGCCTTCAGCTCAAAAGTATATTATCCAACTGCAGGTGGAGGCTACAGCCAAACCCCACAGGGGGGCTCTGCTTTGATTTGGCTGGAAATAACGATGAACGAATTAGACGATGGTACGATTCCTATCCTGTCTGATATTATGATTAAATACAGTTAATCTACGTCAGGCTAGTTACTATATAATACATATCAAATAATTTTAAAAGGAGTTTTAAATGACAACGTTCTATGTAGGACCTAGACCAGTATTAAGAGGCCAAAATTCCAAAGATATGGTGAACCCATACGTCTCAATGACGGGCAAAGCCAAGTCAACGGGCACCTATTCATTCTACCCACTGTATGCTACTAGCCAACTGTTGACTGGTGCACCAGACAATGACCACACACCAGGAACCGGTAGACACCCAGGTAACGTACTTCTTTCGCAGATTCTTAATGGGACTGCGCTCTATGTGCACCCACTTTCTGGGACATTTGCTGATGGTACGGCAACATACGCTGGCGCAAGATTCAAACCACAGGAATTCAAGGGTCTAAGCTCAGCCAAGGCACTTGATGGGGGCCATGCAGTAGACCGCGCAAGCGACTATGCCCTCTACAGTAATTATAAGTTTGATGGCGTTGCTTCAGCAGAAGCATTTGCTAACCTAGGACACGCTGTTGGTAGAACAACCGGCATGGCAGCTTCTTTCGGTTTGTTTAGACCAACTGAGCTTAACGGAGTACCAAGTGCTGCAGTTTTCACCAGCGGTTACGGTCAAGCTAACGTAGTAAGCGACTATGGCAGATACAAAGTACAGGAATACAAAGGTGTACCGTCTGCAAAGGCTCTCTAACTATTATAAAAACCCTGTATCTTTAGAAAAACAAAAAGATACAATCTCTGGCGACTATGCTTGGCTTGTTTTAGCTACATCTATAGCAGCATATGACATCTATGCAATAAAAAGCAAGAAAGCGGAAACTCTTACTAAAGCTTTTTGGAGATTCACAGAGAAACCATCAACTTCAGTGGTAGCATATGCTGCGTGGGGTGTATTAACAGCTCATCTGTTAGCAGAAAAAAAGATAAGAAAAAACATTTGGAAAGATAAAGATCTGGAAAAATAGTCACGCTACAATCCCACTAATCAGTTAGCGCCTTGATATACTATACGAGGCATGAACATTAGTTATCTAAGTCCCGTCGCCTAGACGGGACTTACTTATTTATACGGTTACTTTATATGTTTTTCTAATTTTAGACAGGTGGTTATGGTGTCAAAAAATTTACTTGAAAGAGTCATAGCAGAAGACGCTATGCCCATAGAACTAGCAGAAGAATATCTTAAGCTATATATAGCAGATGTAGAGTGGTCAGAACACATACAAAAGCTATGGGGAAATTTTTATAATAAGAACAAGAACGAAGAGCAATCAAAGGCTTTAGTTAAAAGAGCAGTAAGCTGTGCTATACTGCTGCCTGGTATGGACAACACTCAGATACCAGACCCCCCTCACTCTTTGTTATTTTGGTGTACAGCTTGGGCACAATTTTACGAACGCGATTGGTTTGAACTATTCAAAGAAGTAGTGACAACTGATATAGAGATTAAAAATAATAGAAAAAAAATAATAGAACTAGGTGTAATAGACCCAATCGACTATTCGCCAATGACGCGACAAGCTTTTAATTGGCTGTACGATAAAGCGGATTCAAGCGGTTGTATAGACGCAAGTAACAAAGATCTAGTTGCGCAAAAGCTTAAGAATCTTGTTACAATATATGGTGGAGCTGTAGTGTCCAGTATATTCATAAGCCACAAAGGTCTGTTACCAAAGGTAACCAACTGGAGAAGCGGCTACTTTTTCGAGAAACAGATATATAAAGTATACAATTTAGAAAAAATACTTAAGATAAAAAAAATGGAATTAGCAAAAACAAATCCAAAATACGTGAAAACATACCAGAATAACTAAAACAAGGAGACATAAAAAGTGTTAGAAGAAATAGAAAACGGCAATCCTGACTTATTCCCAATCGAAACCAAGTCGACTAGTACTTTTGCGTTTAGGATTACTGATGATTTTGTCCAGTCATATAGGAGCAAAACTGCGCCATTTGGTTATGTTGACGCAGCTGGAAACTCCGTTGGAGAGATAACATTTCTCCGCACGTATTCAAGACTAAAAGAAGATGGCACAAAAGAGACATGGGTTGATGTATGCGAAAGAGTTATTAACGGCATGTACTCTTTGCAAAAAGATCACTGCAAGAAGAGCCGCCTTCCATGGAATGACGCAAAGGCTCAGGCTTCAGCAAAGGAAGCTTTTGATCGCTTGTTCAACTTTAAGTGGACACCACCAGGTCGTGGACTTTGGATGATGGGAACACAGATTGTTAACGTTCATAAGAACTCAGCTGCACTGCAGAACTGTGCCTTTGTTAGCACAGCAGAAATGACAAAGGCTAATCCAGCTAAGCCGTTCATGTTCTTGATGGAAGCGTCCATGTTGGGAGTAGGCGTAGGATTTGACGACAAAGGTGCAGATAAAGACTTTACAATATATGAGCCAACAAAAGCTTCTGTTGTAGATGCTATTGCTGATGATCGTGAGAGCTGGGCAAGAGCTACTGGCGATTTAATTAACTCTTTCTTAAAGCCGGATCAAAATCCTATCCAATTTGACTATACACTTATTCGTCCATTGGGTAGTCCAATTAAAACATTTGGAGGAACAGCATCTGGTCCAGCTCCTTTAATGAAATTACACGAGGCAATTAGAAAGCTATTCTTAGGTCGTGCAGGTGAGAAGTTAACACGAAAAGACATAGCTGATATAGGAAACTTAATTGGTGTCTGTGTAGTCTCAGGAAACGTAAGACGATCAGCAGAGCTTTTGATTGGTAGAATTGACGATCAAGATTTTCTAAACTTAAAGAACGCTGAAGTATTTCCAGAAAGAAATTCATATGACTCAGAAAACCCAGGCTGGGGTTGGATGTCCAATAACTCAGTAGAGGTTTCTGTTGGTCAAGACCTTTCTCCTATCGTTGATGGCATCGCTAGAAATGGTGAGCCAGGGGTTATTTGGATGGACATGGCTCGCAAGTATGGGCGTCTTGCTGACGCAGTTAATAACAAAGATCATAGGGTAGCAGGTTTCAACCCATGTGCTGAGCAGTCCCTTGAGTCCTACGAGTGCTGCACATTAGTGGAGACATACTTAGGCCGACATGACTCCCTGGAAGATTATAAGAGAACTTTAAAGTTTGCCTATCTCTATGCTAAGACCGTAACACTCCTTCCAACCCATTGGGAAGAGACTAATGCAATCATGCAACGTAACCGACGCATAGGTACTTCAATGTCTGGAGTAGCAGACTTTGCAGACATAAACGGGATGCCTGTACTTCGTGACTGGATGGACCAAGGATACAAGACAATTCAGAGATATGATAATATTTATTCTGAGTGGCTTGGTGTGCGCGAATCAATTAAGATGACAACAGTGAAGCCATCAGGTACTGTATCGATCCTTGCTGGACAGTCTCCAGGAGTCCACTGGACCCCAGGTGGAAAGTTCTTTAATCGTGCAATTAGATTCTCAAACGAAGACCCAATGTTGCCATTATTTAAAATGGCTAACTATAGAGTTGAACCAGCGTCAGAATCTCCTGATACAACGTCAGTTGTATTTTTTCCGATTGAATCTGGGGCAAAGAGAGCAGAGCGTGATGTAACAATCTTTGAAAAGATGTCACTCGCTGCCGTTGCCCAAAGATACTGGTCAGATAACTCAGTCTCTGTCACTGTTTCTTTTAATCCAGAAACGGAATCTCAACACGTTGGAACTGTTTTGCACATGTACGATGGTCAGTTAAAGACAGTATCATTTCTACCTTCAGGGAACATGACCTATCCGCAAATGCCGTACACGCAAATAACAGAAGAAGAATACAAGCAGGGGTCAATGGACTTGTTCCCAATTGATTTCTCTGGAGTCTATGCTGGACTTGCAGCAGATGCAATTGGAGAAAACTATTGCACTACAGACTCATGCGAAATAAAGTTCATTAAGGAAAACGTTAAAGGTTAATTAATCCATCAACTTAAGAATGGGGTATTATGTCTGAAAAAGATGATTTAAATAATAAATTTTCAGAAATAACAGAAGAAATCGCCATAGATAATGTAGATAAAATAATACAAGAAGAGAAGATTAATCAAATACAAAAGTATTTAAATATAATTGAATCTTTAAACTACTCTAATATTGATATTAATATGGTGTTGAATGATTTACTTAATGACCCTTTGTTTTCTTTAGATAAATCTGTGTATGATATGATTGAAGATCTTTATTTTAGTTCAGAAAAACTTAGAGAAGCTATAGCTATCTTTTATGTGGATTCTATGGTAGAGTATTATGACGATAGCGAAGATGGAGAAGAAGATGAAGATAGAAGAATCTGATGAAAACTTTTCAGAGATCTCACCGGTAGTTACTTCTGGAATAGATAAAGAAAGCGATCATTTAATCCCTGTATTGAATAATGGGTACGTAAAATTAGTTGATCATATGGGGACTGACGTTTCTGTAGTTAATGCAGCTAGAGCCTCTTTTGCTAAAGAGAATACAACCAAAGAACTGACAGTCGCAGATGCTAGATTGATTAATTTTTTAGCTAGAGAAAATCACATGTCACCGTTTAGGCACGCTTTTATCACGTTCGAATTTAAGGCTCCGCTTATGGTTGCTAGACAACACTGGAAATACGTAGTCGGGTCTGACCATACAATGGATTCCTGGAATGAGTCGTCTAGAAGATACATAACTATGGACCCTGATTTCTATGTCCCAGGAGTAGAAGATTGGCGCATGGCCCCAGAGGACAAGAAGCAGGGCTCTGGAGGCTCTGTAGGCCCCTGGATCGGCTCTGTATTGACCAACGAGCTCAACCGATATATAGAGCAGGGTGAAGCACTTTATAATATGGCTATGGAAAATGGGGTGGCCCCTGAGCAGGCCCGATTGTTCTTGCCGGCCTATGCTATGAACGTAGTTTACAGATGGTCAGCCAGCTTACAGTCAGTAGCTTTGTTCTTGAATCAAAGACTGGCAGAAGAATCGCAAAAAGAAATACAGCAGTACGCTGATGCAGTCTATAAATTAGTGCAACCGCTGTATCCTGTTTCCATATCGTGCTTAGTGGGTAGAAACTAATGTTTATCGATATTTTATTGCTGGTAACATTCTCAGTCTGTATTAACTGGTTAGTTTCGCTAAACAACGTCTTGCAACTAGAGAAGAATAAAAGAACAAGATACCAAATGATCTCATTATCTTTGGCTATAGGCGCAATTTCTGGTTTGGCACTTGCTATAATATAGCTATGTTAGTAGCAGCAAAAAAGATAGAGATACAATAAATGGCAGCGTCAAAATTAAACTATATAGTTTTGTATGAAGGCGTTAGCCAGGTGTATGGATGTTCTTCTAAGAAGATAGCAATGGAAACACCTGCACCACAGGGCATAGACCCAAAGAGTAAAAAAGTATTATTCGTTACATTTGAACCAGACACAAATGACCTTTGTGTTTATCAGATAGAAGAAGAAGATGACAAAGAAACAAGTATCTAAGAAAAAAATTAATATCAAACTCAAACCTTACGAAGCGTTTGTTATAATGCAAACTAGTGAGCTTTTGTCTATAGCTGAGGTGTTAGAATCTGCTTTGAGAAAAGAAGAAGACAAGCAATTGAAAGCCAAAATTAACGATCTTGCATTACGTGTAAGATCAGCTATAAACGAAAACCAATTTGTACCGCAAGAAGAAGTGGGCTATGATGAATGGGAGTAAGAAGATGCTTGGTCTTGCAGTAGCCGGAGTAACTTTTGTGATGTTGCAATTATATTACAACAAGAACCAGAAACCTAATCGTGGTAGCTTCATCGAGCCTACAGAAAAACAGTTGAGAAATAGACTAGAAGAATTTTTTACTGACGATTCATTAGTAAAAGCTCAAGATAAATATGACACTATGATTAAAATGGGCTTGAATGGGAAAGATGCCTACAGAATATTAGGCTGTTCAGTATGATAGACTTGTGCGTAGTAAACCATAACACTGCTGGTCTAATGAAGCGATTTTTGGATACCCTTCATTCTGACCTAGGCGATAAAAATAGGAACTGGAAGCTACATATAACAGACAATGATTCTACTGACGAATTTATAGAGTTCATTAGACAAACTGGTCATAACTATCATATAGAAAATTTGTTTTTGAGAAAGAACATAGGGTACGCTGCTGCTTGTAACTATATGGGCAGCAAAACTAATTCAGATATAATAGGCTTGCTGAATTCTGATGTATGGATGACTAACGATGATGTAGATAAGATACAAGCAATCTTCGATAGCAACCCCGACATACACATATTGGGCCCTAAGCAAAGAGACGAACACGGTCGAGTAACGCATGCCGGCATGACGGGCACTGGCGCACAACCAATCATGAGAGGTTGGATGTTGAGTGATCCCGAAGATACAATGTTTAGAGACAGAGTAAACTGTATCACAATATCTGGATCAGCTTACTTTATAAGAAGAGAAGTATGGGACGCTATGTTAAACCATCCTAAGTATAAAGAGATCCATCCTGAGGCTCTAGGCGCGTTCCTGCCTACTCCACATTACTACGAAGAAACATGGTGTTCTTATTTTGCCCGCCACTTAGGCTATAACGTAGTCTATGACGGTAGCGTATCAATTGGACATAGCTGGCACGCTTCGTCGGCAAAGCCCGGAGAAGGGATCAGCCACGTAGATCATTACTTCCCTATATCAAGAGAAATTTTTAGAAAAGCTTGCGATCATATGGGGATCGAACGAGACTAGCTAACTCATGAATGACCATATATTTAATGACCATATATTTATAGCGATTCCAGCTTTTAACGAAAAGTTTACGCACATAACTGTAGAAGATGCTTTTGCAAAGGCGGATAACCCACACAATGTATATATTGGAATCTTTAACCAGAAAACAAACAACCTTGAATTTGAAGATTTTTCTGGTTACAAAAATGTGAGATGCGTTAATGTAACATATAAAAATCCACTAGGTCTTGGGCTGGCTAGGGTAGCTGCAGCAAGTCTTTTAGAAGATGAAGAATATTTTTTGCAGCTAGATGCACACACAATTTTTGCAAAAGGCTGGGACACACGATTGCTAGGCGACCTAAAGGAGTTATTGCAGTATTGCGATAAACCTTTGATATCGCAATCGTTAGCTTGGCATCGTGAAAAAGATTATTTCGATAATGATCAAGCTTACATAAAAAACTTTTATGGAATTAAAGCTTACCCTCTTTATAGGGAAGGAGATGTTAAGACTCATCCAGACCATTCTAGAGAGTCGGAAGAAAAGATTCTTGGAAAATTTCTTGAGCACTACCTTTGTTATGGTGGTTTCTTATTCGGCGAATCAAAATTTTTATATGATATTTCTTATAATCCATTTATATTAATGGATCCAGAGCAAGAAATAACAGCTCTTAGAGCATCCACTAGAGGTTATAGGTTTTTTAGTTCAGACATAACACCTATATCCACATTGGGTAAAGGCGAACATGGCGGTTTCACAGAAGAAAAATATAAAGATGATATTAAATATGAATTTTTAAGGTATGATTTTGATCAGACCAGAAAAGGCTGGCATGGCAAAAGATTTTATCAAGGTCTAAATTTTGGTTTTTGGGGAGCTGAAACAAAAGAACTATATGATGAATATTTTAAAAAAATACTATAATATTTTTACACAACAATAGAAAGAAGATAAAATGTCAGATCAATTTAATGTTTATTTATACAACGCAGAAGTAATTAAAGTAGTAGATGGAGATACGTTCAAGATAAATATTGATCTTGGATTCGAAGTACACCTTGGGCCAAAGAGCGTAAGACTTTATGGCGTTAACACCCCCGAAAGTCGTACTACAAACCTTGAAGAAAAGAAGATGGGACTCGCTGCAAAAGAATTTACTGATCAATGGATTAAAAAAGCTGGTAGTAAGGTGAAGATAGAAACAATTCTAGATAAGAATGAAAAGTATGGTAGAATACTTGCTAGAGTATGGAACGAAGCTGGCGAATGTCTTAACACAGAAATTGTTAAGGCTGGACTAGCTAGAGAATACTTTGGCGTAGGCGACAAAACTTTTAATGAATTTAAGAAGGCATAATGCAAACATTTTTACCATACGCAGATCTACAAGAATCAGTTCGGGTATTAGATTATCGTAGACTTGGCAAGCAGCGCGTAGAAACTTTTCAAGTTTTAAACATATTACTTGATCGTACACCAACAAAAGGTTGGAGAAATCACCCAGTAACACGTATGTGGTCAGGCTACGAATCTGCTCTACAGGTTTACCAGAATTATACTATCCAAGAATGGATCAATAGAGGGTATAAAAACAACATGCAGTTTGAGGAAATATTAATTCCGTCTCCACAAATGCCGAGCTGGTTTGGCGATGAAGAATTCCACAGATCACATAGGTCTAACTTATTAAGAAAAGACTATGAATATTATAGCCAATTTTTTGATGAGCCCACAGACCTAGAATATAGTTGGCCAGTATGAGTGTTACAGTTTATTTAGCTGGTGCAATGGATTACGTAGGCGACTATGCTCTTGGCTGGAGAAAAGAAGCTACCGAGCTTCTTAAGCAGAGAGACTATAAGGTTCTTGACCCTACTTCTATATCAGAAGACGATACTATGTCAGCTGAAGAAATAGTGCAAAAAAATCTGTTTATGCAGAAACGATCAGACATTTTGCTGGTAGAATACATGCTAGAAGATAGAGCCTACATAGGCACTGACTTCGAAATGGCATACGCAAAACTAAACGATCAACCCGTAATAGTCATATGCTCAAAGCAAAATAGTGATCGACCCTATATGAAATATATGTCGACAAAACTTGCTGACAGCGTTGCCGATGCTGTAGAATACATATCAACACATTATCCAACAAACCAATAAAGGAAAAAAAATGTCAGAGAATAAGTTCAAATACTTTACAGTAGAAACTGTAACTGTAGTAAAAGCTAATAGCAAAACAGATGCAGAAAAGCTTGCAATGGGCCGTCGTGGTGTAGCAGGAGAAGTAATTCTCAAGACCACAGACGTTGAAAGAATCAGTGCAATCCAAGCTCGTAAGCACATCGTTATTTAATTATCATTATTAGCAATCACCAAGCGTGGGGTTCGTCCCCACGCTTGGTTTATCTTTAAGGAAAAAGATGATTTACGGATTAGTCGTAGCCAGAAACGAAGAAGATAGGTATTTAGAAAAATTCCTACAAAGATTATCTACACAGGTAGATAAGATAATATTTACAGATGATTGCTCAACTGACAATACTGTAGAAATAGCCAAGAAGTATGCAGAGGTATACTCTACTTCTGAGAATATGTTCATAAAGCACGAGGGCGCTCTTAGAGCAGAAGCTTGGGCTAATCTTGGTAAGCACGCAAAGCCAGGTGACTGGGTTGTGGCAATAGATGCAGACGAGATGCTGTATACAATGGATAATGAGTCCATAAAAGACACACTAGATAAGTCTCCATTCGATGTAGTCAATGTTAGAAGATGCGAAATGTGGGATGAAAATTGTTACAGAGTAGACAAGATGTGGGCCCCACATAACACTACTAGAATTTTTAGGTATGCAACTAATGGAGTCTATAAAGATAAAAGATTAGCTTGCGGATCTGAACCAACCTACGTAGATGAATGGGTAAGACGTGGTAATTTTTGGTACGAGAACCCATTCGTAATGCAGCACTTAGGTTATGCAAGACTAGAAGATAGAGTATCAAAGCACGAGCGTTACATGACCCTTGATAAGGGTGAGTTTCATAACATAATACACTTACAATCAATATTGGATAATAACCCAACTTTAATTAATTGGGGTATTTTTGGAAACAAAGAGGTAAACCTAAAATGACAATCATAAATAGCAAAGAAACAATAAAAGAATTGACTTATAAAATGTCAAGAAAAGAGCGCTTTGCTTTTGTTAACTTTTCTAGATCAGCACTGCTTGCTGCAACCGGAAAGATACCATCAGAAAAAAGACCTCCTAAGCCTTTTGTAAAGTCGATAGTCAATGCTTTAGAAGTAAAGAACAGCAACTATATGAAAGCTATCCCTACTCATATGATTGGCCAAGGGTCTGGTTTTTCCGTGAGCGAGATCAAGAGTCTTGATAACGAAAAGATATATGATGCAGGGATGTTAGAATATTATTATGTTTCTAAAAAAGATATTTTTGATTCATTTGTTGAGCATTACATTAAATATAGTTCAACACTAGTAGTTTCTTTTCATGAGAAAAAGACTATACAAAAAGTCATAGGATCACCTAAGCATTACTTGCAGGTTCCATACAATGACTTTTATGATAAGCTAGACTCAATTTATGAATCTATAATAGCTCATGAAAATATAGACTACTGCATTCTCGACTGCCCAGTTCTAGCGTCCGCGTTAGCTCCTAAAATTTGGGAAAATTCAAACATGTCTATATTAGACTTTGGAAAAGTATTTACCATAGCTAGCAAGTAGTCCTTATGCGAAGAGGTTCAAGTCCGCATAAAGACAACGATGATACCGAATACATGGTAGACTTGCTTATGGAAACGTCTATGTCCTTGACTGAAATAGCCAAGGAATTAGGTTGGACAATCAACGCTTTAAATAAGAAGATCAATCAGTTAGGGCTTAACTGGGTAAAAACTAGACACAAAAAAATGTCTAGAGGTCAGGCAGCCTTGACTGATATAATGCAAAAGCTATTGCCTAATGAATCCATAGTGAGCGAACACCATATTGGCGATAGGTTGAAGCTTGATATATACTGCCCTAAGTATAAGATAGCTGCAGAGTATCATGGCCGTCAGCACTTTTATTATACTGGAAGATTCTTTAATTCAAAAGAAGATTTTGAAGAAGCTGTTCAGAGAGACGAAAAAAAAGCAAGACTTTGTCAAGAACAGGGTATAGCTCTTTTAGTTTTTAGGTATAATGACAAGCTCACAGAAGAAGCGGTATTCTCTAGAATACTTGAAGCGATAAAAAACTATGTTCCGTCAGAAGAAAAGGTTAATAAATATAGCAAGAATAAGATATCTGAAAGTAGCTTCTATCAAGACGCAAAAAAAAGATATAATACTATCCAAAGAAAAAGATATAAAGAGCTAAAGGAAAAAAATGGCAACAGAAGAAAACAATAACAATTATCCGATTGAATATCAGATATTTGCGCTATGCCTAAGACACCCTGGTTCAATAAACTTTTTTCATGAGAACTTAAAGGCAGAGATAGTAGGAATAAACCATGGAGAAAATGGTGTCTTCGAATTCTATAACGCAATCCTGGCTTTCCATAAAGCAACTCAGCTAGATATAGTAGATCCAATAGCTTTTAGATCTTGGCTACAAACAGAGACTGAAATATATGAAGCTTTAGGTGGGCATGTAGGCACCCAGGCTATGTTTGACATATTAATGAACATAGACTTGTCGAGTGCAGAGTCAATACTAAAAGTCATAGAGCACAAGGCTAATAAAAGAAAACAGATAGACTATCTACAAGAGCTACAGATTTTAATCACACAAAAATCAAGCAAATCAGATGAAGACATAGAAAGAATATCTGTTTTAACTAACAAGATTAGAGAATTAGAAAATGAGATTAACTATAATCCATTAGAGAATGTTACTACAGCAAGTGATATAGCTGGTAGAGCAGAAGAGCTGTTGGTAATACCAAATTTTTTACCAACTCAATTCAAGTCACTTAATAGAGCGATGGGCTATACAGATGAGGGAGGCTTCTTTAAGGGGGCCGTGCACGCTATCATAGCCCCTTCTGGCAAGGGCAAAAGCACGTTTGCTAAGTGCCTAGTAAACCATTGGGTTGAGGTTGGTTATTCAGCGTTGTTCATTAACTTCGAAGAAGCGATATCCCACTGGGAGAGAGTTCTGATGACCCAAATTATAGGACAAAATGTTTATTCCGAAGCAGGTAAGTGGTCTCAGCAAGAAAAAGATAAGCACCTAAAAACATTTAAAGACAAGATGGAGCAGTGGGGGGACCGATTCATGGTGAGACATGATCCGGAAACTCCATACTTTGAGGACCTAGAGAGATGGCTTAGAGACATTATGGGGCACAATGCTAAGCTGCCAGACGTAATTGTAATTGATACCATACAATCGATGTTCACCCGAGGCGGAAAAGGTAAGCCAAGATGGGGCGAATTTGAAGAGATGATGGTTCGCCTAGAGAAGTTGGCTAGAGACATGAACTGTGCTTTTATAATAACGGCACAAGAAAACTCGAATAGAATGAAAGAAAAGAGAGAAGTAGTCCAGCAATCTGACACTGGTGGGTCTCTTGCTATCCAACAAAAGTGTGCGGTGACTATCTTTATAACAGATAAAAAGCTAGCTTCGGGCGACGAGTCAGAAGAGGATTATGTAATGCAATTACAGATACCAAAAAACAGAATAACTGGGTCTACATTCGTATACGACCCACCTCTAGTAAGATATAATGATACTACCAAGTCTTATGAGGACTACGAAGTTGTAACCAACGATACATATTCTACTTCATCTTTGTTAGATGATTTATTAAGTGGAGACTTTTCTTAATGATAAAAATAACGCCTAAGGCGATTAAAGATTTTCAAACATGCGGCCTGCTTTTTGACTACAGATATAATCAAAAGCTTCCAGAAACTATACTTAGTAGGAATGTTGTAACTGAAAGATTTGAGAATACATTAAAGAATGTAATAAATTTCTTTTTGTATAAAAGACAAAGCGGTCAAACTCCTTCATACGCTGCCGTATTAAACAGATGGGAAAAGCTTTGGTTCCCTAAGGATACTTCGGCACAAGATATAATAAATGACAAGCACGAGAGTGCTTACGGTAATATGGCAAGCCTTACATCCAAGGCTGCTGGCGTTTTGCTTTCATTTTATAACTATTTTTCGGACCCAGAGCTGGTACCGATAGGCATATCGGAGGACTACAATCTTCCAATAGGGCAAGTGTTAATAACCGATAGCTTTGATATTATTTATATAAAAAATGGCTACACCAATGTTGTCAAATGGGTATTCAACTACAAGGACAGCCATGAGCATTTGTATAATGTTGATTTTGTGTCGATGCAATATGCATACACAAAGAATAGGGGTAGCAAAAACAAGAATGTTAGATATGGTTACTTCGATATCATGTCCTCAAATCCAAAGGTTGAATACGTTGATTTTGTACAGGAAGATGTTGACTCATTAAACTTTTGGGTAGATGAGCTAAGCGCGTGCAGTAACTTCGTACCAAGAAGAGGTCTAACTTACTACTGCAAACGATGCCCGTTTGATGGCCCGTGCTCTAAATGGTCTAATTGGAAAAAAGATAAGGAAAACAAAGATGGCAAAAAATAAAGACGACAACTTGTTAGATTCATTCTTAAAGGATGAAAAAATAGTTTCGATGATAGAAGAAGAAGACATTATACTCGCGCCTCTTTTAAAGGAAATTTCCTTTATATCTAGCGAGGGCTTAAGATCTTTTGTAAGATCAATCTTAGTAAGAGCAGATTCTTTTTGGAAAATACCATCATCCTTCTCCGGCAAGTATCATCCACCAGATGAGCATGGTGAGGGCGGTAACGCTCTCCATACAAAAAGAGTGGTTAGAGCAGCCAAGATGCTCTGCCAATCTCATAGCATGAGTGAAGAAGAATCTGATTTGATTTTTGCAGCATGCTTACTGCATGATGTTACAAAAGGAAAGATAGATAAAGATGGTTGGTTCTCTTATGACAAGATGCATCCTTACACCGTTGGCGATTTTGTCAAATACTGCCAAGAGGATGATAAAAAGTTTGCCAGTGACATTCATTCATCTACGCTATACGTAAATGAAGACGATGTTCAAACAATACTAAGACTCGTAAGATGTCACCTTGGTCCATGGTCTCCTATACCAGAAACCGTACCAATAACTTACCTAGATCAAATAGTGCACGTAGCAGATAACATAGCTTCAAAGATCCATT